AAGCCTTCGACCGCGGCGACCTGTACACGCTGGGTCAACTCGACGCGAGCGCGATCCAGGCGCAACGCCAGGCGCTCGAGGCGCAACGCCAGGCCGACGCGAACCCGTATCTGCAAGGCATCACCTCGTTCCAGAAGACCCTGCCCGAAGCTGTCCAGCGTGAGGTGCAGGGTCGGAACTACGAGAGTTTTCAGGGCTACTTACAGGCCGTCCACGAGTCTGCGATTCGCCACGGACTCGAGGAGGAGGTCAGAAAACGCGAGCCGGCTTTGAGAAAGGCCGAGTTGAGTACCACGATCGGAAGCGAGCAGACCCCGGAGCTAGACGGTGGACCTGCCCAGGCGTACCGCGAGATCACGGATGCCCAGGTCGCTGCCATGACGCTCGAGGAGTACGACCGCTACTTCGACGACAAGGGCCGACCTCGACCGGGCGTGCGCGTCCAGTTGACCCGCGGCATCGACGTGCGCCGCGAACAGCGGCGGTGATCTCGCGACTCAGGCACTGAGACGCGCCTGGGCCGGACGTTCGAAAGGAATAACCAGTGGCCACTGGTGCAACCGAATTTGTCGATAAGACCATCGCCGACGGCGTGTTCTCGCCCGACATCTGGAGCAAGCAGGTGCTCCGCGCAACCGAGTCGAACCTCGTGTTTGCCAAGGGAGTCAATCGCTCCTTTGAGGACGACGCCTCGGTCGGCAAGAGCGTCAAGGTCAGCTCGATCGGCAACCTGGCGGCAAGGGCAAAAACCGAAAACACGGCCATCATTTACGAGACCGTCGCCGAGACCGCGACGACGATCACGTTAAACATCTGGGACTACGCCGCGTTCGCCGTCGAGGACATCGTCAAAGTGCAGTCCATCGTCGACGTCCAGAACGAGTACCAGATGAAGATGGGCTACGCCATCGCGCGCGACATCGACTCGAAGTTGGCATCCGACGTGGCCGGCTTTACCCAGACCGTCGGCACCCTCGGCACTGCGCTCGCTGATGTGGACGTGGTGCGCGCCAACCAGTACCTGGACGACGCCGACGCGCCCGCCGAGGACCGGTTTTTGATCATGAGCCCGGCCGAGAAGGCCTCCAAGATCGTGCTCGACCGCTGGTCGAACGCCCTGTACGTCGGCAATCCGAAGCCCGCGGTGAGCGGCAGCATCGGCGACATGTACGGGCTCAACGTGATGATCACCACGAACCTGGTCAAGCCCGCCGGCGGCCAGGCCAACAACTTCGTCTTTCAACGCGAGGCGCTCGCGCTCATCGTGCAGCGCTCGCCCAAGCTGCACCTCTTCTACGACATCGACTTCTTCACCTGGAAGCTCGCCAGCGAAGTGATCTACGGCCACCAGATGATGCGTCCGACGTTCGGCGTGTGGGCCAAAGGCATCGGCTAATGAGCGACCTGCTCGAAAAACTCGAGGCGCGCGCCACGGTGCCGACCAGCCCGAACACCAACCGCGGCCTCAACTACAACTACCCACTGGCCTGGTACCGCCGTCCGGACGGGGACATCGTGCAGCTCCAGTCGGATCCCAACAACCGGGCGATGTACGAGGACCTCGGCTTCGTCATGCTCAGGCCGAGCGAGGCGCGCGAGTGGGAGCACGACATCCGGCCGGGCGTGATCCTCGAGCAGAAAAAGAAGGCGCGGCTGATTACCGCCATCCGGCGCCTCGAGCACACCATCCCCCAGTTCGTGCTCGACGAAGACGAGAACTTCGAGTTCGCCGACCGGAGCGTGGAGGAGTTGCAGGAATTGTTCGACAGCTACTGCGAGCAGTTCGGCACCAAACCCAGGCTGCCGGCCCTCAAGCCCGAAAAGACGCCCGCGGGAGATGTTCGCTTGCAGGGTGTGGAAACCGAGCAGACGATGACGGTGGCCGAGCTCGAGGGCAAGCTGATGCGCGGCCAGGGCTACGATCCGATCACTGAATCCAAACGGAGGCCACGTTGATGACCCACCACGCGCACCACGCCGACGCATCCCAGACCGCGGAGTCATCCCAGACCGCCAGCGGACCGAGTCCCTGGCTGCAGGCCGCGCAGGCCAGCCCACCGCCAGCCCCGCTCGGCACGCCGCCCGCCGATCTGTACTTCACCTACACCAAGCCGGACGGCGACTCGTTCGTGAATAGCGCCGCGCTCGCCGAGGAGTACCTGCGCCTGGGCTACACCGTCAGCGGCGAGCAGACCCTCGACAGCTCGGAGGCGTGGCAGCAAGCGGTCAGTCCCGGCTCGACCGAGCCGCCGGCGTCCGGCGTCGAGCACTCCGAAGCCACCGCCACGCCAGGCGCCATGCCACAACCCGCGCCGAAAGCGTCCTGATGCCCGTCGCGGGACAGGGCGCCGCCGGCGGTCTCTGGACCCACACCCCGGTGGACTGGGCCGGCAATCTGGGCGCCCCCAAACCGGCCGGCTGGCCGAACGACGCGGTCAACGGCTCGCCCGGCTATGGTCACGGCGCGCGGCCACAGACCGGCACGCTCACGGCGATCGCCGCGCCGGGCGCCACGCCCGGCACTGGTAGCGCGACGATCACCTGGACCACCACGTTGCCGGCCGATTCGGCGGTGGACTACGGCACCACCACCGCGTACGGCAACACCGCGTACAACGCCGCCCAGGTGACCGCGCACAGCATCGTGCTGACCGGGCTGACCTCGGCGGTGCTGATCCACTACCGCTGCTCGAGCATGGGACCCGGCTACGCTGGCCAGACGGCGGACGCGACGGTGACGCCGACATGACCGAAACTCCGCCCATGCCCGATCCACCCGAGGAGCCCGAGGACGAGGACCAGCCGGAATTGCCCGAGCCCGAACCGGAGCCGCAGCCGGCGGAGCCATGAGCCACCGGTACGGGTGCACGTTCGGGCCTGGCCTGTACCGCATCGTGCTGGTCGACGGCGGCCGCCGCTTCGCGCAGAACGAGCAGGAGGTCGATGCAGTCCGTCGGTTGCTGCCGCCAGGGGCGATGCTCAAGGTCCAGCGCGACGGCTACTGCCTCGACCAGGACGACCTCGAGAGTCCGGACGTGATGGACGGTCAGCGCTTTCTGGATCTGCCCAGAGCAGAGGCCATGCGCGAGCTCGGCATCACCAGTGAAGACGATTACACGCGCGCCTACCGCGCCATCGAAGAGGCCGTCCTGGCGCGCGATCGCAAGGTGGCCGAGGGTGGCGACTTCGCCAGCGTCGTGATCAAACGCAAGGGTGTGCGCGTGCTGGACCTGGCGTGCTGACCGATACGCTGGTTGCCTCGGGCGAACGGCGCACGGCCGGCACGTGGACGCACAACGGGCGCCTGATCGTGCAGCGTCTGTCGTCCAGGGGCGTCCTGATGACGGTCACCCTGCCCGACGACCTGTGGGCGCTCGAGCACGCCGATAGTTTTCTCAGGATGTTCGGCCCGGACACCTCGACCACCATTCCCGCGAACGTGTGGACACCGATCGTGTTGGACCCGGCGGGCGAGCCGTGGCGCCAGTTCGGTGTCAAGTGCTGGGAGTGGATTCCGCCCGGCGACCCGGACTACTCGCTGTCGCCGGCGGGCGTCCGGTGCCTGGTTGAGGGGATCTACGATTTCACCGGCTCGGTGGTGTTCAACCAGGGGCAGGGCACCGGCCAGCGGGCGGTCCGCGTGCTCGAAGTGAAGGGGCCGTACGCCGGGCAGTGGCAATTAACTACGTCGGTGCCAATGCCGAAGGGCAACCTCATCCCGATACTGGTTTCGGGAGAGACGTACCAGTACGTCGGCAACATCGTAGAGCTGCAGGCATGGACAGACACGGCGACATCAACGACGAGCAATCCACAGTCGGAGTGGCTGTCCGCGGCGCGTATCGGTACTGATGCGCCTGGTCTGAGCCCGTGATGCAGGGCCACGCGCCTCAATCGGGCAGTCTGAGCGCCAGGGTGATCCGCGCCTGTCCGACGCATGCCGCGTGCGCGCTCGAGTGTCCCGATCGACCGGTCGAGGACGTCGGTGAACTCGCCAGCTTCGACAATCGCAGCACGTTCCGCAAGATCAAGGAGAGCTACCTGCAGTGGCGTCACTTTGCCCAAACACCGGAAAAGCCGTCCTGAGCGGCCGCATGTTCGGCGCCACGCCGGCGCAGGCCGAGCCGCACTTCATCGGCTGGGGCACCGGCGCCACGGCCGGCTCGGCCACCAGTACCGACGTCAGCACGCCCGCCCCTGAAGCGCGCGCCAACGGCGTCAGCACCCAGGTGACGACGACCGTCACCAACGACACGCACCAGGTCGTGGGCACCATCACCGCCAGCGCCGCGCGCACGATCACCAACGTCGGCATTTTCGACGCGGCCGGCAGCGGTAGCCCACCCTCGGGCGGCGTGCTCTACGCCATTTTCGACGGGCTCAGCCAGGCGCTCAACTCGGGCGACTCCATCCAGTTCACCTGCAGGATCACCTTTACCTGATTCGCTGATGGTCGCGTATCAGCAGGGCCTGCCAGCCAACCAGTACCAGGCGCTCGAGGCGCAGACGTACGCCGGCCTCGAAGCGCTGACGTACGACGGGCTCGAGGCTGGCACGGTCTCCGCCGCAACGACAGTCACGCTGGGCATCAGTCGCGTCTTCCCGCGCACCCTCAGTGCGGCCCAGACGCAGGTCCTCAGTCTCGGTAAACAGATCAGCCTCGGACGTGCACTCGCCCAGGCGCAGGCCTGCGGGGTGAGCCAGCAAGCCCGACTGACACGCGCGCTCAGCCAACCCCAGGCACTCGGTCTCGCGAAGCAGTCGCGGCTGACGCGCTCGGTCAACCAGGCCCAGGCGCTCGCCACCATCGCCCAGAAAGCGTTTCTGCGGGCCGTCAGCCTCACGCAGGCGCAGACCGTCTCAGTGGTCAAGCAGATCCGCCAGACGCGCGCCATCGCGCAGGCAGAGGTCCTGGGGCTGGCACTGCGTCCCACGTGGGCGCGGATGCTCACGCTCAGCCAGCAGCAGGTCCTGAGCGTTGCGCAGCAGGTGCGTCTCACACGCGCACTCACCAGCGCGCGCTCAGTCGCGCTCAACTTCGGGCGCGTGCTGCAGCGCACCGTCACGCTGACCAGTACCTGCACGCTCAGCATCAGCTCGCGCAAGGTGTTCCTAGCGACGTTGAGCGCGACCAGTCGGCAGGTCCTGAGCCT